CCCCGGGGGCACCCGCAAGAACTCCGGGCGCAAGCCTCTCGGAGTCGCCAAGCGCGTTACCCGCTCAATCAACCTCACCCGCAACGCATGGGCCAATCTGGGCCTTGCCGCGCACAACCGGGGAATCTCAGCCTCCGAACTTTGCAACCGCTGGGCAACGAAATTGAAACCATGAGAACAGAACCAGACAAGTGCATCCTCTGCGGAAGAATAACAGCGCCAGCGGACTACGATCAAATTTGCCAGCCGTGCAGGGACGTGAAATCTCTGCGCGGTTTCGAAGCGCCAACCGACAAACGAACCATGAAAAACGAACAAAAAAACACGCTAGCGTTCCTGCTCTTCAGTTGCGCTCAGCGAGTCTCCAACAGGATGGACGTTAGGCAAAAGCACCTAAATGGCATGATGACACCCCCCGAAGCGTGGGAGCGAATGAGCAACCAACAGAAAGCCGAGTGGGCGGAAGAGTCCGAATCGCTCGCCGCCGATATTCTGGAATGCCTCCAATGCCAGCGGAAGCCGGATCTTCCGAACTACCCAACGACCACGGCGGAAGAGCGACTCATTGAAGATCTAAGGAAAGAGAACAACTCCGCTTTCCGGAGAATCCAACAACTCAGCGAGGCGATTTACGCGCTTGGCTATGACCCGACGCAGCTGCCATGAAATACCAAACCACGATCCAAGAATCAATCGACGCGTTCAAAGCGATTTCAGAATACGCTCAAAAAATTGAACCGTCACAGCACCGCGAATTTATCCAGAAATCGCTTGAGCAAATTTCGGCGTCACTATCGACAAGGGTTTCGACTTGCGAAACGCCAAGAGACCCAAGGCGTGCGGAATGGTAATCACCAGATCACCCGCGCATCAAGGATCGTGTCATCCGTATTCAGATTTTCCGTAATCACGAAGCGGATGTATTCGTGAAGCTGCGCGAGCACGATGTTTGTCAGGGTGTCCGCAACAAGCGTGATTTCCCCCTCGCTTGTCGGATGCCAGTTGATTAGATCGGTGGACGATTCCACTTTGAACTTGAGTGCGTTGTCGCCCCAGACTCGAAGCATTGACGATCCGCCGTTGATGGCTACGGACGGCGAGGTTCCAACCATGAGGGCCGGGAGAGTGGCGGTGAGGTGGTCTTCCGTGGAGAACGTGAGCGCGTCAGCGGCGAATGTCCCGCCGGGAGAAATCGAGAAAAGCAACAGGCCGTCAACGCCGCCAATCGGCAGCCGCTTTGAAAAATTGCTGGCCGATTCCGTGAGGACCCAATCAAGCTGGCGACTGCAAGCAATTCTGTCAGTCAGCTCAACCACAGCAACGGAAACGGTTGCGGACAAAAACGGATTCTGCGCCGTTCCTCCGTGATAAGACGTTCCTGACCCTGCCCCAAGATTGATTGCCGCGCTAAGATTTGACGCAGTATCTTGAATTGTCGCGCCGATTTTAACATCGTTGGCGGCGGCAAGAGTGTTCTTGAATCGGTAAACCAGAGCCACTCCAGCCAGTCCGATAGTCAACGTGTCGCCGTCAGACGGATTCACGTCAACGCGAGCGTCACCAACCGCGGCAATGCCAGTCGCGTGTCCTGTAATTGTTCCCACCGCTGCCGAGCTTGTCACGACTTGGTAAATTGCAGAAAGTGAATCAGAAGCAACATCCTCGACGTTCGAAGCTGATCCCACAGCGCTAATTCCAGGGGACCCGCTAATGGTTCCGTAGATGTCAACGGCCACCGTCTCCAATGGCGATGTCGACCGCACTACCACCAACCCCTCCGCCACGGGTTGCGCCTTGATGGGATTCGTCGCCAGAGTGGTAAAAGCTTGGTTTGCCATGCCCGACGATTCCCACAAACGCAATCCGATTGCAAACGCAATTTTTCAACAAAAGCAATTTTTTTGCATTATTTTTCTTGACTCCCCTCCTGGTGGGTGCGAAATCCCGCCTAACGAATGGCAGTTAGGCAAACACTTGTAGGACTGGACGCGAGCGACCTGGAAGAAATCCGGGATGCCTGCAAGGCCGCCATTGTGGCCGGCGCGGTCCGTGGTATTTCCTACACCATCGCGGGGCGTTCCTTCGGGTTCGCGTCCATGTCGGAAGTGCAAAACACGCTGCAAGAGGCGGTTTACGCGCTTGGGCTACTAACTGGGGCGCGTTCGGATGTGGTGCGCTCAAACTTCAACCGGGGATACAACCGCCAATGATGGGAGTCCTAACCAGAAACGGGCTAACGGTAGCCGGATTGGCCCAGCCGATTGACGTCATTACCGGGCCGGCCGCCGGAGAAATAGGGCAGCGGGTATTCATCGGCCCGACCGATCCGATCTCGGATATTCCGGTAACCATCGAATTCGAACATCACCAAGTTCACGAGGGCGAAACATACCGCGCCCAAAGCGCCGCGCTGTCAGCCCCGCAGCAATTCGTAATCGTGACAGGATCGCACGCAAACCCGCTTTACGCGCCTCACATGGTCGTTAGTGCGAACATCTACGGCGGAGCGATGCGGCTGTCTCTATACGAGGGCCAGACTGGCGCGACGATTGGCGCAGCGGTCACGGCGAACAACCGCCGCAGACAATCCGCGAACCTGCCGACCGCGACCGTGTCGCTGGCGTCCGGAGCCACCGGAACGAAGCTGCTGGAAACAACGATGATCGCAGCCGGAGTGATGTCATCCGACTCCCGATCCGGGACGGAATGGATTTTGAAGGAGAACGCCACCTACCTAGTGAGTTGCGAAGAGGTTGCTTCATACACGGACTCCTATGTGACCTTCAACTGGTATGAGGATTTGGGACTATGACCGCCAAGCCATCAATAATTGACCGTGCAATCTGCGCACTCTCTCCGGAGCGCGGGCTGCGGCGCATGGCTGCCCGAGGGGCGCTTCACCAGTTCCGTTATGAAGGCGCGGAAATGTCAACTGCGCGAAACTCCGCCCCGCAAAACATTTCCCCGAACTCGTTCGACGTTCAGCGCGACCGCTTGCAACTCATGCGGGAAGCTGAAGACCTTGAGCGCAACTTCGCCCCCGCGAAGCACCTGAACCGGAAATACGCTCTTTACACCGCCCCGGTCAGCTACCACGCCCAAACCGAGGATCACGGCTTGAATCGGGACGTGGAGGAATATCTCAACCTTGAGGTTTTCCCTAACGTTGACGTGACCGGGCGCTACGACTTCTTCAAGATGATGGAGTTCGGAATCATGGGGATGAACCGTGGCGGGGACTACGGTTGGGCATTCCTCCGTCCGGACCTTGATGAGGTTGACACCAAAACCCTGACGCCCGAACAAATCGAGGCCGAGGCGGTCAAGCTTCCCCTGAAAATCCAAGCTGTCGAACCGGACCGAATCGGCGGAATCTATCAAAATGTTGTTTCCAACGACTACGTTTCCGGGTGTATCATCGGCAAATACGGCGCGATTGACGCTTTCCGAATCTTCCACCGGAGCATGACCACCAGCGTTTACGACGCTCCGGTTGACATTCCCGCGTCGCAGTTCGTCCACATGACGGACCCGATGCGGATTGACCAGTATCGCGGCGTTTCAATCCTGGCGACCGCCGTTCAAAACCTCCGCGACCTTTACGAAATCATCAATTTCGCCAAGGGGAAGATCAAGCTGAGTTCAGCCCTAACCGTCTTCACCAACTCCAACGGCGCGATTGCAGGGGCGGGGGCGATGGACGCATATCAAACGAATCTAGGGTTCGGCGGCAGCGCGGCTGGAATGCAACAAGACATCAACTTCGGGCAAATAAATCACCTGGCCGGCGGAACGGACATCAAGTTTCCAGCATCCAACACGCCATCGAATGAGGAAATGGCGCTGATGACACTGCTGCTGAAGTTCGTGGCCATGAGCTACAACCTGCCGTATTCCTTCGCGCTTGACGCCGCCGCGCTTGGCGGAGTTTCCAGCCGACTCGAAAGCGAGATGGCCAAGGCTGAATTCGAACGCGGACGTGGTGTTGTCGCGCCCCACGCTCACCGCATCAAGAACGCTTTCCTTATCGACGCAATCGCCAAGGGAATATTTCCGGCGCGTGTCCTTGGAAGCATCACGAAGGGCAGGTGGGGGTACAGGCCGCACCCGCAGCCGGATCTTGGACGCGAGGCCAGCGCGGCGGTCAACCTATTCCAAACCGGGCTACTCAACCCGCTCAAATACTGGATTGACGATTCGCAAGACCCCGAGGACGTGGCAAACGATATGAGCCGTTGGGCCGCCATCAAACAGAAAGCCGCGGCAGCCGTTGGGATGGAAGTTCAAGACGTGTTTGGGGCAGGCATGGCCAAGCCGGTTAGCCAAACGGAAAACAAGACTGAATCTACCACCACGGCGACCGAAACCAAGCAATTCTCAGCCAAACCATCCGCCGAAATAGCCGACTTGGAGCAAGAACTTTCCGACCTTGAAAACGAGAACGCCAGACTAGGCACGTTTGACGACGAATGGGCGAAAAACCACGTCTCCAAGAACAAAGTCACAATCGAATTTCTCAAGGGGGAAATCAACGGTTTGAAAGCGCAAATTTCACAGCCATGACCCACTACTTCACCCAACTCGAAACGACCAAAGTTGACCCATTCAGCGGAACTATCAAATCCGCTTCGCTAATCACGATTGGCGACGCCAGAGGGCATTTCGATGCCAAGGGCAGGCAGATCAAGGTTGACGAAGTGACGCTTGAGCAAATTTTCAAGCTCTGCAACAAAATGGGAACGGTCAAGGTCAAGGCCGACCACGGAACCGGCGTGATGGAAATTGTCGGATGGGCTGACAACTTCGCCCTAACTGCTGACAAGGTTCTTGCCGACGTTCACATTTACGAATCCGAACCGCAACGCGCCCGCCTGCTAGAAATTGCCGAAACCAACCCGCATCACATGGGAATTTCTATGGAATTTCGAGGCGACGACAAACCTCGCGGGACCGTCACGCTTGCCAGATGCAACGAGATTTTCGCCGCCGCGCTAGTGGATTTTGCGGCCGCCAACACATCACTTTTTTCGGCCCAAACGCCGGAAGAACCGGAACCAGAAACAGAAACCACAACTACCACTACAATGGAAGACGATACCAAACAACCCGACCAGCCAAACGCTGAGGACCGGCTCGCAAAGCTGGAAACCATGTTCGCTGACTTCACCGCCAAATTCGCGAAGAAATTCAGCGACGATGGCGACGACGACGATACGACCGATACTGTCGCTACCGACCCCGATACCGTTCCAGCGGACTCGGACCCGAAAAAGACTTACGAAAACCCCGACGCCGACATTGACGACGAAAAGACGAAGATTGCCGAAATGGCAGCTACCGCCGCCGTCCGCAAGATGTCCGCAGCGTTGGGCGCTCAAGGACTCGGCAAGCCGGGAACTCCCGCAACCACCGCGCTAAAGGCCAAGCACTTCGAGGAACACGTCGCCGACTTGGCCGTGAGTCTTTTCTCGGGCGACCAGAACGCGGCCCGCGCCCATATTCTAACCAACAAGCAAAAATTCCCTGACGCTTGGAAGGCTTACGCCGACGCCCGCCAGGTTCGCAGCATCTAATCACACCAACCCAACAAACCAAATCAAATGGCTAGTCAAAACGACATCGGCTTTGCAACTTTCCAAGCCACTCCCGCAGTCAGCGCTTATCGCGTTGTCGAACTTGCCG